TCCAGATTTAAGAGAGATTGGTATGGTATTTAAAATGGTTCCTCAAACAGCAGATGAAGCAAAACAAATTAAAATGATTTGTGATGCATTCCGAACTGCTTCTTTACCCAAATATGGAGCGGGAACAGCAAAGACTACGGGTATTGGTGATAAGGACAAACCACTTGATTCTGGGGCTTCCAATTTTATTAGAATTCCAAATCTATGTAAGTTTACTTTCATGACAGGATCAGGTTCAAATACTAATATTGCACAATACAAACCATGTGCAATCACTGGAGTACAAGTAAACTACACACCAGATGGAACATATGCTACATATGGCGACGGTTCTCCAGTTGCAACAGAAATTACCCTTAAATTTGTAGAAACAAAACTCATATTCAGTAGCGAAATTCAAGCAGGATTCTAATGTATTTTTCTCTTATTCCCGATATTAAATACGATATAAAACCAATCAGTTATCCGTTTACGGAATCTGATTACGTTACTGCAAAGAATTTCTTTCGTAGATTTAAAATCAACAAAGATCTATTTGATTATAGTACATATTATACAAAGTATACAATAACAGACAGTGATAGATTAGATACTATATCCAATGATTTTTATGGTGATACTAATTATGATTGGGTAATTGTATTAACAAATAATTTAGTGAATCCATTATTTTCCACCCCTGTATCAACTACTGTTCTACAAAAATATGCTGAAGATAAGTATGGAGATGAAGCATACTCAGGTACTCATCACTATGTAACATTTGAAGTTCCATCAGGTCAAACGATTGATGGGATTGCAGTTAATGCTCTAGAAGAGGGAATTGTTGTTGATAAAACGTTTTACGATGCTCCATTTGAATATTGGAATGGATCACAGTTAATAACTGTTCCAGGAAATACTGTTTGTAGAGAAGTATCTAACTACGAATATGAAAATGATGAAAATGAAAAGAAAAGAGAAATTTTTATGCTAAGACCAGCATACTTTACTAGATTTGTAGAGGAATTTAAATCTGCAAACAAATATGCAGAGTCTTCAGATTTTATAACCGAGAAACTAAAAAAGGTCGCGGTTTAGCGCGACCTTTTGAGTAAAAAATATGCCGGGAAAATTTTCCCAGTTTTATCGTTTTGAAAAACCCAATTTGTAGCAAGCAGGTGTTGCTAGTTCTGGGTTTTTTTGTAGTGCTCTGTGAACATGACCATGCACATCTGTTTCTATAGTAAGGTGTGCTTTAGTGTGGACTAACTCAATCAATCCTAAGGTCCCAACTAAAGTTAGGTTTACGATTGTAACTGGGTGAAAGATAACAGAAGCAATCTTTTTCACTTAATGAATTTATCCATTCTCAATTTAACATAATACATTCCGATGACCCATACGGAGAAGAGGAACCCCTCTCCGTAGGACATGGAGTTCCAAGCGTGTACTGCTTCTCCCATCACTCCTCTGCAAGACGTGCAAAGTAGGACAGGGCATCATCATCCTCAACGATTGCCTCTTCCTTGACGGGAGAGGGAGCACTCATCTGCTGACGGAAAGAAGATCCACCAGTGATGTCAGGATCGTTGAACCCACCAGTAGCAGCGACTGGTTCATACTCTTCACTATCTACTGTAGGAGCAGCAGTGCGTTGAGTGATACCAAGCACCATGTTCAGACGCTTCTCAAGATCTTCATAAGACTTGAACTGATCTTTGTGAGTGAATGCCTCAAGGGAATGCTCACTCTTCCAGATTGCTTCTAGTTGATCATCATCAGCTGACAGAGCAGAGACAGAATCAAACTCAGAAGAATCATAGTTCCAGTAACCTGCAACTTTCTTGATCTTCAGTTTAAAGTTAGCACCTTCCCAAAGGTCAAAGACATTAGTTGGTGTCTCATCTTGGAACTCAGGTTGCATAGCAGCGAGGATCTTATCATGGATCTTCTTGCCATACTTGTAAAGGAATACTTTACCTTCATTATCAGGGTGCTTAGGATCCTTCACGACATAGATGTTGCTGTAATACTGAAGCTTACGCTTCTGCTTACGAGCAGTCTCTTTGTCTTCATCTGCACCGCTGTTCCAGAGACGGCGGTTCACTTCACCAACGGGATCCTTCTCGTTGAGTGTAGTCAGAGAGTTTTCAATGTACCACCCACCAACACCTTGGAAGGCGTGGGAGTATAGTTTTGCCCAAGGAAGGGTTTGACCTTCTGGGGCAGGAAGGAAACGGATAACAGCGTATCCATTTCCAGAAGCGTCAACCTCTGGTTTCCAGAAACGTTCATCAACGTTTTTACCGCTGGATGATTTCTCTAGTTCCTTTTGAAGGAAGTCAAAGTTGGTCTGGGATTTACGCTTAAGGTCTGCAAAAGACATAGGATTTTTAGATTGAATTGGATTTGGTTTGTGTGATGCCCTATCACTTAGTCATTATAACAGGCACAGAGTCAGGCGTCAACTCTCTGTGCCGCTTTTAAGAATGTCTTTAAACTCACGGACTTTACCGAGCAGTTCATCAAACATATCAGTTGCTCGTAAATTTTCATCACCGCCAAGCAAAACGACTGCTTGTTTAATACTTTCTGCCACAGATTTTGCTTCAGGATCATCACTCAAGCAAACTCGTGCATGAAAAATTTTCTGCTTTTCAATTAGTAATTCTAAAGCGTCAAAGTATTCTAGTTTTCTATCGTGATCCAGAAGATTTAAATTCATTGCACAGCGGAAGCAAAACTCCTGCAGTGATGTCATCTCTTGGATCTCTCCTCTTACTAGTTCGGATTTAAAAAATTCACTCATCAGACTAACATTAATTTTGCTCTGGACGTTTTTTTAATGAAGTTTAACTTCTGTGCCTCACATTTTAGTTTTTCTTTTAATGGTTTTGAAATTAGTTTAGACACAGATTCAACTTCAATTTCATTGATATCACATAGGTGTAGCACAGCATCAATATAATTCATATCTAAATTAGTGAGTGCTATTTTTTCTACCTCTTGAGAGAACTTCGCGCTTGTCATAAATTTATCTGCTAGTAGATTCTTTTTTTCCATATCGGGTTTGGTATTCGTCTATGTACTGGATTAGTTTGAGCAAGTATTCTTTTTTGGGAGGAGTGACATGCACTTGCGTCTCTCCATTTTCACATGCAACAATAGTAACGAGTTGCTTTACGGTAATGCCGTAAAGTTCTTGCAAACAACATGCATATGCAGTTTCTTGCACCAAATAGTCGTACAAATAAGCTTCTCTTTTTGGTTCAGCAGAAGTCTTGAAGTCAATGATAGAAAGAACTCCATCAAATTCCGCAATACAATCAACACGACCCGCAACTTCAAGTTGGTCGGAGTATAATGCTGCTTCCTGTAGGTAAATATTATTTATACGGTCCAAAACAGACCGAGAATGCTGGAACATTAGTACAGGTAAAGGAAACTTACTGTACTTTTTTAAGTCCAAATTATTGTTGAAATAATCTTCAGCAATAGCATGATACTTAGTTCCACGTCCAGAAGATCGTGCAGAAATATTTGCTGCCTTCTCTTTACCAACCCTCGCTCGCCATTTAGCAAGACCAGCTTGCTTCTTAGCATTATTGCCAATCACGGTGGTGATTGACGGATAATGATTACCGGATGGTGTATAGTAGACACGCTTCCCATCTACCATCTCAGCATTCATTTCAATAGGTGTCACATCACCAACATGATTAAACAAATTCATTTACAGACCAAGAGATAATTTACTAACAAGATATGCTTTAACAAGACCTGAGCGAACAATATCTTCCACTCCAAACTCAATCATAGAAAACTCTTCCATGTTCTCTAGGATTCTTTGGAAGTCAAGAATACCATTACGTTCATTTGTTTTCTGTAAGTCAGATTGATTCACATCTCCACAGAAACAGATCTTACTATCCTGTCCGATACGTGTCATGATACTATCAAGTTCATGGAAGTTTAAATTCTGACACTCATCAACAATAATGATTGCATTATCTAAAGTAGTACCACGGAGGAATGAGGTAGACCAAAATGAAATTGTTTCCTGTGCTTTAAGATTTTCATAAAGCATTTCAAAACTATTATCATCCGGCATCTCAAACATATGCTTTACCATATTTTTATATGGTATCTGATAAAGAGATGCTTTGTCTTCATGTGTTCCAGGAAGGAAACCAATTTCTCTAGTTGCTACAAGAGAACGAACAATATATACTTTTTCAAAAGGACTATTCTCATTCAGAATATCTTTAAGTGCTAGGTACAAAGCAATGAAAGTTTTACCTGTTCCTGCTGCACCATATGCAAACATGTTCTTTCCTTCTGCCCACTCGGTGAAGAAAACTTCTTGGTTATCTGTTAGGGATTCAATCTCAAGAAGATATGCTTCATTGATTGGCTTCCTGCGCTTCAGTTGTTTCTTAGACATCCCTTGTCCAGGTGTCCGATTTGATCTTCCTCTAGCCATAATTTACCACTGATACCCATCTTTATGTTTGGTAGACATACCGTAACCGGGTGCCTCTTTTACTTTAGACATAACATCTTTCCAACCGGGGTGAGACTTAGACATTTTATCACGCCAGTCACCGGCTTCACCAGCACTAGCACAACCTTTTGACCAATCTTTATCCCAATCAGGGTTCTCTTCTTTCCATACCATGTAATCTTTCATAGACATATGAAGTTCTTTTTCTTCACCTGTCGTGAGATTTTTAACTGGATAAGTCGGCATCTTCCCCCTCCTTCTTTTTATTAAATCCAAATGGACCCGCTAGTTTTTCTTCTAGTGCTACCTTTAATGCAACACCACCAATCGCTTCCATAACTTTGAGAACTTGCTCAGGTTTGGCATCCTCCCCTAGTTCTTTAGCGATGTACCAATACTTAGGCCAGAATGTTTCACCTGCTTTTTGATAGTCGTCTAGTGTTAATAGTTTCATGTCCACTCCAGTGCTTCAGCACAAATAGGTAATTCTTTTACAAAGACATCGCGACATTGTAGTGCGATATCCATATGTTCTTTCTGCGTTCCATTAGCAGAACGCAATTGGATATAATGAATCCATGAGCGGACTGAGCCCGTCATATAGATTTTGGTTGGTACAGCAAGAGGAAGTACAAAACGAGCACACTCCTTTGCAATACCCTCATCAAGCATTCTCTGATAGAGATCCATTGCTTGTGAAAAATGTTGTTGCATCAACATTTCAAACTTCTGCCTGGTAAACGGGTCAATGTCATCAATAGAATTCTGACGATTCTTGGTGTCTTGTCTGCGTAGTTCAGGTAGAGGGATCGTCTTCGC